GAGCCGCCACCACCACCCGGCGGTAAACCCAAAGAGGTTGCAGTAAAAGATGAAAACAAAGTTTTAGAAGAGCAAATCCAAATATACAAGCGGTTACAGGCACAGATGATGGGGCAGGGCTTTATTATGCAAGAGAAAGCCAAAGCAAAGGATTTGACCAATCTGAAACTTACAATGGATGGTAATGCTGCGTTGAATGAAATAACTGCAAAGCAATTAAATCTTGAAGATCAAAAGAATGCACGGCTCGAACTTGCCAATCAGTTAACCGATAGAGCTATGCAGGGTATTACAGGCATAGCAAATGCAATGGCAAACGGAGGTAATATTGGTGAGGCGTTTGGTAATATGTTTAAGCAGTTAGCGATTGATATTGCACTCGCAGCAGCAAAGGCGGCAATATTCCAGGCAATACTATCAGCTATCAATCCGGTGGGCGGGGCAAGCAAGGCAGGCGGATTCCTAAAAGGGTTCGGTAAGTTATTGGGCTTTGCACAAGGCGGTACCGTATCCGGCCCCCAATCCGGTTACCCTGTAATGTTACACGGTACAGAGCATATTGTACGCCCCGACCAGATGAAACAAATCATTGCATCGGCATCGCAGATGGGGGGGAGTGGGGCGAGTAAGGTTATAGTTGAGGGCAGAATACAGGGGCAGGATATTTGGTTGAGTCAGCAAAGAACTAATACCTTCAGAGGGTTAACAAACTAAAATGGCATACGGCAAGAAATACATATTTTCAGCTATCAGCAAATCAGGGTTAACCTACACGGCTGAAATGTGGGAAAACGGCTACACAGGGCCGGAGTACAATGTAAACTCCGGTATGAGTCCGTTTGTGCTAACCTGCGCAGGTTCTGGTGATGACCCATTTCAACCGATACTGCCGACTATATTTAACATCCGGGCAGACTTCACCGATTTTACAGGGCCTTACCCGGATTTAGTTTCTACGGATGACCGCAAGTATTACGTTCGGTTTGTTGCCAATAATGGAACGTACTTTATATGGCAGGGGTTTGTATTAATGGATAGTATAGCCATACAATTTACAACTGGCAGAAACTTTGTTGATATAATTTGTGTGGATGGATTAGGGTTGCTCAAAACCGTACCATATCAACCTTCATCCGCAACAATAAACACATCCGAATCGCTACTGCAAATTATCCGCAACTGCTTACTTAATATTGCCTATCCGGTTACAATCTATATCAATTCGGCTATAAATTATTATGCTACCGCCCATAGTACGGCTGAATCTTATATCCGCAAAACTCACATATTCCCAACTACTTGGACTAACAATGATTATACGTTCAAAAGTTGTTACGATGTGTTACAGGATATTTGTGTGGCACATGGAGCGCAACTATATCAGTCGGGTGGTGAGTGGTGGATTACCTCGGTAAACGAAAGGGCATCCGATACGCTGCGTGTATTTCGTACCGATAGCACAAGCGCAACCGATACCTTGAGTACGGTTAACATTAACAGAAGAATTACCCCATACCTAAGTGATGTTAGTACACCTTATTACTTTATTGATAATAGCCAAACTAAAGTAATCAAAAAGGGCTTTACATCGCTTGAGGTTATATCTGATTTAAACTATGCACAAAACACGGTTGATAACGGCAATATGTTTTTGCTTGACTACGGTACTGGCATACCCACTAATTGGAGTAGGTCGCTTGGAAGCGGTGGTACTTTTACAATGACTACGGTTGATGGAATCTATGGAGCGCAAATTACATCCGGTACTACTAACACTACGCTAAACGCTTTATCCTGTGGGGTTGTTAACGAGGGAGATATTATTACAATAGAATATCAAACCAAATGCAATGTTATAGGTAATTTAGGTGTAGAAATAAAGATTACATCAGGAATGTCAACTACAAACTATGCAAAACTAATATCAGGTGCAGGGGCGTGGGGTGCAACTCAATACTATGATGATGAGATAACAAATACAACCTTTCAGACTCGAACAATAACAACACTACCTGCACCAGCTACAGGCAATCTAACTATATCTTTTCGGGCTTTATCATCAGGAATAACATCCGTATTTATTGCTAATCTAAAAAAGACAGGTTCATCTACGTTAGCAAAAAAGCAAACTTTATACAATCAGACATCTAATAACCTTTATAAGAAGTCTATTAACTCGCCCATTGGCGGGCCATTCCCATCAACAAACGTATCGCAAATACAATCTATTTTATCCGTTTCAGATAATGCACTTGTAACATTTTCTCGGTTTTCCGGCGGGCCTTCTTACGCCAATTTGACTGCGTTATTATTTAGCCAATTGTATAATATTTACGGAAAAGCAAATATTAACCTACAATTAACGCAATACAATTTATTCACCGGATCAAAAGTAATCGGGTTGGTTGATAACTTTGGAGTCGAAGACCCAACATCCGTAATTAGCATAAATACTGCAAGGTTTACGTATAGCAGTTGCACATTAGATTACGTTAACAACACAATATCCGGTACTGCATTAGAGGTATCTAATACTAATTTGCCGTACACATTAGTAAGTTCAATACCGCCAACACCGCCAACACCCTGCTTTAATTGGTACAATAATTCAGCAGCCAACTGGTTAGGCGATTACGTTGCATGTGATGGAACTTCTTACCCGGCTGCAACATTAACACCTGGGCAGTTTGTATGCGCACAGGGTACACCCTTTACATTAACAGGCACCGATTTAGAAATAGGCGCACAATGCTAATAATATGACACCCGTAACCGGCCAAAAGCTAAACATATACAAGTACAACTCAATCGCAATGACCGATACGCTCATAGCGTGTGCAAGGAATTGCACATTCAGCGTGAATGTAAATGAGATGGAAACCACAGGCATTGCATCCGCATGGTTCAAAGAATCCCGCCCGGATGTTGCATCGTGGTCAATCTCCTGCGATGGGTTGGTGGTACTTGATGATTATTCGTACCTGTTTATGCTCAATAGTCAACTTGCGAGGGAGATAGTATCTTTCAAGTTCGTGATTGATAACGGTACTGCCGGAGGGTTGGTTATCGTATCGGGTTTAGTATGGCTGCAATCAATCTCATTACAGGGCAATAATAAGGATATAAGTACCTACCAGGTAAACTATCAAGGTACAGGGGCGTACTCATTAGCGGGTACAACCATAACGCCTACAGGGGTGGTTATTAGCGGTACTACAACACAGGTATTACAATACACCGCTGGGGGTGGGGAAACATCCATCGTTATACCGGGCGGGGCGGGAAAAACTATGTTATACGGTTCACGTGGCGGTACATCGTTTGAAACCATTGTTTATTCGGGAGTACCGGGTACGGGGGCAAAGTGGACTATCTCATCCGGTACGCTCGAAGTAGATGCCGGAGTGCCGTTCTTTAGCGGAGAAAAAATTATTATTTTAGTACAATAAACACTAACTATGTTACAAAGATTATTATTAATTACCCTTACTTTATGCAGCCTATCAGCATCCGCTCAATGGCAGCAAACAGGTAGTAAGGTACGTTACGTTAATGGGTTGGGTATTCCTACTAAGGATACGGCTGCCGGAGTTGCGGCTGATAGTTCGCAGATACTGATTCGCCCGGCTGATAGTTCGCTTTACATTAAGTACAAGCGTACATGGGTAAAGGTTGGTAGCGGTGGCGGTGGTACGATTGGGGGGAGTGGTACTACGAACAGGGTGCCTAAGTTTACCGCAAGTACTACACTCGGTAACTCATCCATTGTGGATTCGGCTTCTGCGGTGGCTATGACTATTAACGCATCAGGAAAAGTAGGGATTGGAACTTCAAATCCATGGGAAAATTTATCAATACCATTTAATTCTAAATTATCATTTGGCGATTCTGCATATCCTTTAAGTATTAGTAGAAGTGCTGCGGCTAATCTTATTACTACTATTTCAGATAATTATGATGTAAGTAATACAAGAATTGATTTTGTAATGCGTAATGGAAGTGCTAATCAAAATACTCCGTTATCAATTTTGAGTACAGGTAACGTAGGTATCGGCTACACCGCACCCGCTGCAAAATTATCAGTTAATGGTACTGCATTAATCAACACCAACACCGATAACGGAGTTGATAAATTGCAGGTGAGTGGGAGTGCCGTTGCAACCGTATTAAAGGCAACAGGTACAGGTAATAACCTTGCAATACTAAATGGTACAGGTACAACAAACGCATACATAGATTTTCAAAATGCAGGCACTACACAATGGAGAGTAGGCAATGATTACAACGGGGGGAGTAGATTATTTAGAATTAATGATGTAGCGGGCAGTGTTAATACCATGCTTGTTAATAGTTCAAATCAAATAGGTTTTAATATGCCTACTACATCGTTTTTAGGTTCTAATAGTGCTATGGAACTTCATAAAACAACAACACAATTTATTAATAGATTTTTCTCATGGAGTTCTTCAGGATTAGGAGTTCAAAACGAAGCAAGGTCAACAAGAAGTAATACACCCGGCTCATATTCTGCTACTTTATCAGGAGATCCAATTTACGCATATGTTGCTTATGGTAGTACAAATAGCGCACACGCTTATGCAGGGTTATTTGGGTACTACCAAAATGGCTCTACTGGAACTTATGTACCTGGGTATTGGACTATTAGCGCATCAGGAGGTAGTACCGCCGATAGAACAAAGTTTATTGTTGATGGCGGTAATGACAGGATAGAGCTTTTTACTACATCAACCGAAAGGATGCGTGTAACAACTTCGGGAAGGGTGTTAATGGGTACAACATTGCCTACCGATAACACAGTTGATGCTTTACAAGTCAACGGCTCTATATCCGGCATCGGATTCAAACAAGCCTACGTTACCAAAACAGGTGCATACACCGCCACCAATGATGACTACGTTATTGATTGCACTTCCGGTACATTTACCGTTACCCTTCCTGCATCTTCGGGTCGCACAGGTAGAATACTAATCATTAAGAATAGTGGAGCGGGTACAATTACCGTTGATGGCAACTCATCTGAAACGATTGATGGTGCTGCTACCTATTCTCTTGCAGTACAATACGCCACCGTGCAAATAATGTCGGATGGTACCAACTGGAAAATAATCGCTAAATTCTAATAACTTTGTAATATGATAACTGCAATCGCCCTTTCAATCGCACTAACTACAACCGCACCCGTGCAAGTGCAAACGCAAACGGATACTATTCCACACTCAATACAAATCAAAGATGTTGAGTCCAACAAGTTTACAAAAGATACCACT